ATAGGATAAAAGCGGAAAGAATCAAGATGAATAGTGTTCTCATGTTTTTTTGTTTTGTGCGAATGTAAAAATTTAAACCGAATAATGCTCAACCTTTTTCAGCCATTGTTTGTAAACAACTGGGAAGGTTCGCCTGTATCGAATTAACGCAACCATTCTTTCGCGCAACAGCGAAATCATTAATTCCTCTTGGTCGTCTGGTAGCGTTCCGTTCTTGTAGTGAACATAGTTGATAATATCCATTTCGGGGTTCTTTCGCCACTCCGCAAATGTTTGATTAAGCATTAACTCGAAAGCGTCCGCTTCAAGCCTCACGCGCTTTATTTTGAATCTTTCTTCTTGTATCTTTTCGCTAGGTGTAACCTTAGCCGAAAAAACAAAGACTGCTTTAATTGCCTCGAATAGTGCGGTGAGCCATGTCATGACGCGAATATAAACAAAAAAGCCCTGCAAATGCAAGGCTCTTTTAATTTCGGTAGGTGAGAATTACTCGGCTACTGGTGCATCAGGAATAAGCGCATCAACCGTTTCAACCGATGCCTTCAAAGCATCAAAAGCGTTTTGAACTTCAGGCGATACACTGCCACTTGCCGCCAATGCTGTTTCAAGTTCCGTTACTTTCGCCAATGTGGTTGTTACCTCTGTTGCGATTTTACCAACTGTTGCCGTAACCGATGCAAGACCTGATACTAATTCTTCGTTTGTCATTTTGATTTTGTTTTGATTTTGAATAATATACAAAAGTAAGAAAAAATTTAAGAATAGAAGCGAGCCGTAAATCATTGTTCTTCGCTCTTTACTTTTATTTCACTAGGCAATATCGCCTCACTTGGTTCATTCATGGTTGTTTGCTTATCGCGGCTACGTTCCACCGCCTCAATTACGGTTATTCGCGTTTCGTGGTTAGCTAACTTCTCATGGTCGTTACTTATTGTGTTATAAGTTTGAACCACAAAGAAAGCCACTACGCCTAAAAGAATGCTATTTGCCCATTGATGCAATTCTATCTTACTTGTAGGGAAGTTAGTCATTATTCAGCAGTTTGACCTGTGAACTTTTCAAGAACTTTGAGCAAACCCATGCTACCTGTGATAGTTAGAATGTAGTTTTTAACCACGATTGAAACCCATTCGTCAGGCATAGGCGCAACAATAACAGACGTTATACCGCAAAGAATAATAGCCGTGTTAGCGATTGTTTTAGCCCAAGTAGGTGAAGGGTTTGCGAGTTGTCCTAGTCCGAATTTTGTTGCCATAGTTTATAGTGTTGGTAGTGTTAATGAATCAATGAATGTTTGCGGTGCTAAGTTAGTAATTCCTGTAATAGTTGCAAGATGTGTGTCAACCGTTGCCCATGTATCGTAATACCATTTTAAAGCCTTTCGCGCCTTAGTTATCTTGGCATTACTTGTATTGGTAGTAGTGGCATAGATGCAAAGGATTATCGGCTCGTTTAAATCACGATAGCCGCCAACGCTTTGGATAGCATAATCTATTTTTGTTTTTGCGAGTAAATTTACTTGGTCTTTGTAATCTTGTGCTTCCATATTAATATAATGATACGAATGGTAGTTGAATAGCCGAACTTGCAATAGTCGACATCGCTACTGTTGCTGGCAAAGATGTTTGAGATACTTTTGTTCCGAATAATTTCGCACTATTTGTGAAATCATAAGGAGTAAATGGAGTAGCAAACGCAGCATTATTTCCGTATAATGTAGGTGCGGTTGTTTGCGCGCTACTGCTATAAAGTAAGCACAAATAATGCGCGCCAACGCTTGCAGAATAGGTAGAACTAAAAGCCTTTGAGCCTACTGTGTTTGAAGTTGTTTTCCAAATATTGCCATCGTCTGTTGAAGATGCAACAAGTGTAAGCGTACCGCCCGAATATGTATAAAGACCTCCTCCATTATAATTGCTTGCAGTGCCTACAAATGCGCTACCTTGATTCCACTTGAACCCTGTAATTGTTGTAGCATAGTCGATATAGATAGGCACAAAGATAGCCGTTTGCGATGCCATTGTCATTTGGATAGAAGCCAATGCCATGTTTGCGCCTAGTGTATGGAATAGAGTAGTAGAACCTATCGCGGTAAAGAAAGATTGAATAGCAGAAGATGATGAGCCTGTCGCGCCCGTTGCTCCGTTTGCACCTGTTGCACCTGTTGAGCCTGTCGCACCTACCGAACCAGTCGCACCCGTAACACCTTGTGCGCCAGTTGCTCCTACACTGCCCGTTGCGCCTGTGGCTCCCTGTGAACCCGTTGCGCCCGTAGCACCAGTTACACCACCGCCCCCGCTCGAAGGTTGCCAACTCGCCAAACCATTCGCATCGGAGGTGAGGACGTAGCCGTTTGACTGAGTGCCGTCATTAACCTGCAAAGCCGCGTTAATTTTGACTTTGTTACTATCCTGATTTGCATAGATTATTGATGTTTCGGAATTTCCTGCTCCATTAGAAAGGTTTATAAATAAAGTATTGCTATCTGTATTGTTAGCTGCGGCCCCCTGCCCAATTGCGATAACTCTGCTACCGCTATTATTTGTTGCGGATGTGCTACCTATTGCAATTACTACATTACCAGTATTGCCTTGTGCCGCACCACTGCCTATCCCCAATATCGCATTACCACTATTACTTCCTGCCGCTCCATCGCCTATACCTATTACAGTTCCTCCTGTATTGTTTTCTGCCGAAACTGCACCTATACCAATTACATTAAATCCAATATTTCCGTTTGCTGCATTCCTACCGATAGAAACAATATCGCTATCAATGTCAAATTTACCATACCAATAATCGAAAACCCTAAAATGCAAATCAACATTATCCGTTGTCCCGATAAAATTCACATTCGGGTCAGTCCCCGCATTTCCGTTAATGTTCCAAAAGTTAGCCGTGTCGATTGAGCCGCCTCCGCCTGTTGCGCCCGTTGCGCCTTGCTCCCCTGTTGCACCCGTTACGCCTATTCCAGTTGCGCCTGTTTGCCCCGTTGCTCCTGCGCTACCTGTTGCACCATTACCCCCGTTGCTACCAGTAGCACCTGTATTGCCAGTTGCACCAGTCTGTCCTGTCGAACCTGTCGCACCCGTTATACCGCCTCCGCCTCCGCCCGCTTGCCATGTGGCAATACCAACACCGTTTGAAGTTAATACATACCCATTCACCGCACCCGTTGGAATACGAAGATTTGAGTTAATAGAAACACCGCCCTTGAATGAAGATGAATCGCGCCAAGTGTTCACAATCTGTGAACTTCCTAAAAATGGAATCAGTAAAAGGAATAGTATTTTTTTCATTTGTATAACCATCTTATAACTTGGTCGGAGTAAACAGGCGAACCGAAAACAGTTACGCCCGTTGAACTGGTAAAAGAATATTCTGAATTAAGTATTGAGCGAATTCGCCCGTCCGTTGAAACCTGTAAAACTGTTTTACCTACTAAAGCAGTCTTTGTAATCGTGTTTGTGTCATTGCCAATGCTCTCCAAATAGTTTACACCCGCACTACTTACAATAGTTACACGCGGGAAAGATACAGTCACGTTTAATTCGGGCGCACCTACCACAGTAGGTAAAGCAGCCGCACCAAATTTTACTATGACAGAAATCATACAACGCTATTTTTTAAATCAGCTAAAACAATATCGCTAACTATCATACGCTGTATGTTAGTTTCAAAATCGGTATCTGTTATTTCCACCACTACTTCCATATACAACCTACGCAAAGGAATTTCAGCCGTGTTATCCCTATCTAAATTCGCTTGCACAATTCCGTTTACATCGCTAACAGTAACTAAACTGCTATCGCTCTTTTTCCACTGCTGAATAATGTCTTCTTTGGTTTGGTAAACCGAAACAATAATTTCTTCAGTATCTGAAATAGGAATAGCCACACCGTCCGCATCTGTGATAGTGATATTAATTACTTCGTCACTCCCCTTGTAAATTATCTCACTCATTCGTAATGATTTAAGCCTGTGCAATTCTTGTAATTCCTATCCCCCAAAGCGTAAATAGTTAGCTTCCTTTTTATGTGTGTAGATTTTCCGTCCTCCGGCAAATAAACAACACCATCAAAAGTGTAATCTACATCGTTCAGCTTCTTGCTAATCTTCCCCGTCCAAACGTTTAGCTTACTCTTAATATCGCCTAACATTTCACCGCGCATTTTATCGCTAACATTCACCGTTGTATCATCTACCAACTGTTTTAAACCTGCTGGGGTAACCTTAGCACCATGATACGCAATAAAGCGATAATAGAACGAGTAAGCTATAAACGGCTGTAAGTATTCCGCATAGAAATTCATTAGCTCATTCGCTTCCCAATTCGCACTAGGAGGTTGCGAATCTGTATTCGATGCCAACGCTGTGTAATACGTTTCAAATAATACCAAATCACCAACTCCATACGTTTTGTTTTTATTCCACTGCGCTATCTTCGCCAATACGTTTGCCGAAATTGCATTAAGTAGCGCAATTGGAAATACATTAATAGTATCAAATTCTTGAGCATCACGAATAAATGGGTTTATATCAAGGTCGGATATGTTTTCCGAAAGGTTTACAAACTTCCCTATTTGCTGTTTTGTTATTAGTGGTGTCATGGTGTAACGATTTCAGCGTAACCTAATAAAGCTCTCTTTTCGTTTGCCGTGAGAACATCGAGCAGCGCATCAGGTATGTAATTAATCGGTTTGAAAGTTGTAATCGTCCAATCCATACCGGGATAAATCATACTAAATACTTCTTGAATTAATTCTTGGTCGCTCTTTACGTCATTGCTTAACTCCAAAGAAGCGTTTGCCAATGCTTGTTGATTGCCTAATATAGAGGCATCTTGAAACCCATTCAATACAGGCGGAACACCGAACAACCTACATACTGCCCTGTCTATAATATCCCTCTTTGCGTTTGCGGCATCTACAATACTTTTCGCATCGAATGATTGCAATATCGGAGCCTCTTCTTTGGTGCGAACATTCATAACCATTAAACGCATACGACCGCTACGTCCGTTTTGGTCTTTTACATTTCCAGTGAATGCTTCTAATCCTTCATCGAATGCCTCTTTTTCTGTGTAACCGCTTTCATCTTTATGCACGTTATCCAAATCCCCAAAGGTTGTAAGGATAGCGGACGGCATAAACGCATTAACTACACTTTCATTATCTAGCTTCTGCAATTCGCTCGAAGTCCAAATGTCTTCAATCCCTGCATAATAATCGGGAATGCCGTATTGCGGATTGTCCGCGCTTTTATGATAGCCGTAAATCATTTCACCGTTCTTCATAACGGAGACAAGTTCGGTTTCGCTAAGTGTCCGCGCACCTTTGAACGATTCGATTATTTGCTCTTTGTCCGCATCAAACTTCAAAGCGGAGTAGGTAGGGTTATAACTAAATTTACCGTCTAATCTTTTGCGAACATCCTGCAAAGGATAGACTTTAACCTCCGCAATTTCACTTGCTAAATTCCTTTTGATGTGTAGCGTAAACCCTTTAAAGTAGGTTTGATAGACAGCGATTTCAAACAATAATTTGTTAGCCGTTTTGTTAGGCGAAACTTCAAAGGTTGCAGATTGTTCATCCTGAAATCCATTTGCTGAAATATATGCGGCTCGTTTCGTTACTGCCCTCTTTGCCGTTCCGCTATTTAATACCCATTTCAATAGGTTGTTTGGGAGTAGGTTATCCTTCCCGAAAAAGTAAATACCTTTCGATTCATTCTTTATTTCAGGAATGAACATATTTAAGAAAGGCAGAACCTTTATAAATGATTTAAAACTCTTTTTTTCTGCCACGTTCTAGGTGCTTATAATTCTTTGGAATAATCCCTTGTATATCGCTCAATCCACTTCTATGAAAAACTAAAGGTTGTTTTAACTTGTAACATCTATACGCACCCATCATCATTGAAAATACTTTGTCGGTAGGATAGTCGTTATTTTTTAACCAGTGTAAAACCGTATCGTAAAAATTGCCATGCACCACATACCCGAACGCTCCATACATTTCCAACACGCGCACCCAATTTTCATTAAACGGTTCCGGCTTTCTATGCACTCCGATTGTGCCATTTAAAAACAGCATATCGAAATCATTAAGCCAAACCTTATCTAGTTTCTCAAAGAACTTATCTTCAAACTCCACATCATCTTCTATAATCAAAACACATTCTAACTTGTCCTCTTTGGCTTGCTCTATCGCCTTTATGTGTGATAGCCTACACGCCCTTTCCCTTCCTTTTATCCCCTCCCCTTCAATCGCTTCTATCCTTACAATTTTACCAACTTTCCTCCCTTCGCTTTCAATCGCCCGCCACCGCTCTTTTGAGTTTCGGAGGTTAATGCAGTAGATGCCTCCAATTCGTTTGGGGAGAGTGGTTTAAATTCTACTACCGGCAAATCTGGTTGACCTTCGATAGCGTGTGCATACTTTGGAATGGAAAGCAATATCAACGCCCTTTCTTCTGTTAGGTTCTGCGAGTTAATAAACACACGCGCTCCGTTTTGAATAACAGGGAAGTCCTTATTTTCAAACTGCTTTTTAATTTTATACATCGTATTCAAGTTTTCTTTTTTCGTTTTGCTTTTAGCCCACCTCACTAAAGTATCGTAGGCTTTGCGTAAACAGTCCCCGCAATTTCGGGGCAAATCATATCCGTAAACTTCCTTAAATAAGAGAGGGAGCGAATCCTGCGACTTCGCAAATCCTACTCCCTCCATTACTTTTATTTTTTCAATTAGCAAAGCAAATCTAAAGCGTCAATGTTTTGAGTTAAGTAAGCAGCTTCTCCCGGTAGTGCCGCGCCTAATTGTAACACCTTTGGCAGTTCGGTTTCTTCGCCACTGATAACGATTGTAATAGAAGTATCATCGTTAATCAATACACCGGAACTATCCTTTGCAGATTCACAGCGAATGCCTTTTGCATATCCGTAAACTTCAAACAATCCGCTTGCCATTTGAACGAATGCAACCAAGTCATCTGCATTACACAGAGCCTCAATCGCGCTTCTTTCGCTTGGATAGAAGTAGTTCAGTTTCGCTGTAACGGCTTGCTTCCATGTATTAGTGTTTGCACCAACCTGCAAATCATTGCCTGTCATGTGCTTTTTAGTCTTGCCTACAAACTTGTAAAGGAAAGCAGCAGGTGAAGCGGTCAAAGTAACACCATCAATGTATGCAGCACCGTTTTCTGTAAAAGTAATTTCGGAAAGGTTTCCGAAGTAGATTGTTTTTTCAACGCCCCCGATTTTATCGAGTGCTAAACACGAAGCATCAAGCCCCGCTGAAATTTTTGTAGTGCATGTAGTTGCCATTTCTTACTTATTGTTTTATGATTAAGGGGAGGCTTTCGACCTCCCCCGCTTCGAGTGTTTAGAATCCTGCGATTACGTTCAATTCTCCGTAAGCATATTGATAGTCAATCATCGCGCTTGCAGGTGAATAAACTTTGTCGTCCTTTCTGTCATAGAACGGCTCAACCATTTCAAATCCAGTGCCGTCAATCATGATGTGGTGGTTAGATGGAACCGTAAGAATAACACGGTTCGGGTCAGTCGGTGCTAAAGGTGAACCGCTCAAATCATACAATGCCAATCCTCTGTCAATGTAGTTTGCGTTAATCAACGGGATGCCTTGATAAGATATTCCACTTACACCGTTTTGAACCGATGCTCTGTCAATCAAATTTCCACCGGTAGCTGTGTTGATTTGCAGGTAACGTCCCCACGCTTCGTAAACAGTTTGAGTAACGATGAACGCCTTTTGAGAGTTATCAAAAGTCTTCATCAAATTACTTTGCGCTGTGTAGATTGAATACATCTTAGCTTCGATGTTTGCGGGAAGTAACGCTGTTGCGTCAAATGTTCCGGCATCAACAGTCCCGTCAGCCGCTGTTGCACCTGCTAACAATTTCGCAAACACACCATCAATACCAGCCAACCACGGAGTAGAACTACCTGTGTCAGAAAGAAACAATGCGTAAAGCATATTAGTGTTGAAAGCGTTTGACTGCTTTGTGATAATGCGGTTAATAATTTCAGGTGAAAGTTCACCCTTTCTCCAACCGTCCGGCAACTGGTCGCCAAAGATTGATTTCAAGAAAGGAATATAACATTGCTCGAAAGAGAAATCCAACTCAACAGGGTCGAGGGCTTTCTTGGTTATTCCGGTGCCATCTTTGTAATCCCAACCGCACGCGGCTTTGATTGTTGGGTGGTCTGTAAATTCAGTATCGAAGTAAAGTTCTTTCCCTATTTTACCTGTGTGAAGGGTAAACGGCAAAGCGTTTACTTTCGGGTCGTTTAAAAGCGGTTTCCAAAACACCTCATAAGCGAGGGAGTTATTATCTGCGATGCCGTATTTGAAGTAGTTAAACCCGTTGTGCCATTGTTCGGGCGTAACCCCTGCATCTGGCGCAACTATACTTAAACACCCACACAGCGATGCCATTACATTAAGCCATGTAGCA